GGTTAATGACTCTATGCTCTTGCATTTCCACTTCATCTTGAGATGATTTAGGGTCTTGCGCCACAGTCATTAAATCGTGCAGAAACACATGAAGCAACTCATGTAAAGCAGTCTGATCCAGAGACTCTGGTGTGATCTTCTCAGCACCAAAGTCACCTAGTCTGTAAGTAGCCAATCGAGCAGAAGTATTAAACTCAACAGAAGCCATAGCAGCCTTTGCTGGTTTACTTCCTTTTTCAATTCTCCAATCACCCAGACTAAGAATTTGCTGCCACTTTCTGACACTTTGTGCGAAAAGTTTTGCATCTTCTGGTGTAGGAATGTTCGACATTTCAACACCTTATAGCAGAATTGTTACAGTTTAGTTTAAGAAGCCAACACAAGTAAAGCGTGATCTATGTGCTTTATGCGGTCTTCTAGCCCTATAAAACCGCCATTTATCTTCTTGGTTAGGGTTTTGTAATCCCTGTTATCAGCATATTGATTCAGTTTATGGGTGTCCCAAAACCACCCTGCGGTGAGAGCAGCGTACATTGGAGTAGCCACCAACTCAGGTTGCATCACAAAATCAACCCCTAAAGCCTGACCTGCATGGAAATAGTTTGCATGGCCTGTCAATTGGATACACCCTCGGCCTCGGAAACGATAACCATCCCCTGAAGCCTCATCCCTGTTGCCCATGCGATTCGAGTAAACAGTATTGGCAATCAACTTAGGATTACGAGCGCACATCTGTGCTTTGGCAGCATCAAAGCGTTTAGGCCATAACTTCTGCAAAGCCTCTGCTCGATAGTTTAAATTCTCTGATAGAAGTTTAAAATTACCTGATTCGTGAGCGCATTGCCCTATAAATGCCGCCTTCCGAAGTGGGTTCAGAATGTCAAATTTTTCAAATGTGGCATTTAAAGCATCAACCCATTCTGGGCCAATATGCAATTTAGCTAATTGTTCAGCATTGACCATAAACTGATCTCCTAGTAAAATCGCAAGTAACAGGGATTGCAGTCCCCGTTACCCACTTCACATACCATTGTTTTAAAGGAACAACAGCATGAGCAATATTGATTTTACATACATTCGCCAAGTTCTTGAATACGACAGAGAAACTGGAAAATTTATGTGGAAAGTTAGAGTTAACAGTAAAGTTCCATCTGGAGCAAATGCTGGAACTCCGCAAAACAATGGCTATATTCTTATAACCATAAAGACGAAAAAACACCTTGCCCACAGACTTGCTTGGTTCTTTGAACATGGTGAGTTTCCTAATGGCAATATCGATCATATAAATGGCGTTAGAACAGATAACAGAATAGTCAATTTGAGAGTTGTAACAACAGCAGAAAATCAACATAACCAAAGAAAACCAAGAGCAGGTAATCCATATTTAGGCGTTTCTGTAGTTAAAGGAACTAAATATTGGCAAGCTCACATTGCTGCTAATGGAAAACAAAAAAATCTTGGTAGATTTAAGACCCCAGAAGAAGCTAGAGATGTCTATATTGAAGCAAAAAAGATTTGGCATCCTACTGCGCCACATTTAGTAAGTTCCTAATGTCATTGTAAGAGTCTACGCAAGCATTCAAAGCGACAGTATTCTTATCCCCTTGGGCAACTATTTCTGCGATGGCATCGATTGTTGCTCTTTCGGCATCAGAAGGTTCATTAGTCGGTCTGTCAGGTTCACTGGTTGCTTTTGAATCTGTGGAGGCAACGGGGGCACTTGTGGGGGCTTGTACGTTACTTGAGGGGCAGAGGCGCAACTTGCCAGCACGATTGGCAACAGCAAGAGCAGTAGTTTTTTTGTTGATAGCATCATTGGCTTCCTGTAGTTTGGCAGATTGTTGAGAAAGTTTTTCAGTCATGTTTTGCTCGATCTGACGAGCTTCATCATTCTTTTGAGCAATGGCAATCTTCATGTCGCCATCACGCTCTAGCCATCCATAGTGGTGTCCTACTCGGTATGTACCAAAGAGAGATACCAAAACACCCACAATAAGCCACGGGAGAGGGATAGGTAACATTATTCAGCCTCTTTTCTTGCTTGAGCTAACTCTTCACGCTCATGGTCATCTTCTAAGTGGTCAGGTGGGGTTGTCGGAGGAGGGCCAGGTGTCCAAGATTCATCTAACTCTGGGTTCTTCCAAACAGGCATAGCACCAAATGGTTGACTAGGCAAACCATACGCAGATTGCGGAGGGGCATAGGACGAGTTAAAACCGTTCATAGAGCCTCCATAGCCCATTGGTTGACACATTGGTTGCGTTGGAGGATTAAACGCTCTGGCGGCACTTGACATAGCCCGTTTACCAATAACTCCACCGATACCGCCCACGATCAATAGAACAATGTCGTTCAGCATCTTGGTATAGGCTTGGTCAATCGGAGCCATGCTTTTGATTGGCTGAGTCACGAACGTGACAGAGTAGAGCAAAGCAGCAACAATAAACATGAGGATAAGTGTGACTGCAATCACAACAAACCCCCAAATTCTGACCTCAATCTCTTCAGTTGTTAGGTTTAACTTCGTCAATCTTTTTCTCCAAAATTGGTGCTACTAAATACTCAGGGCAAGTCTGAGTGAATTGGCATCTAGGTTTTTGACAAGGTTCAGCATGGAAATTATCTGGGTTTTGGCAAAAATAGCGATATTTCTCATCGCATCCCGATAGCATAAGTGCTATAAAAAGCAGAACATATTTCATTTACCAAGACCAACCTTTCCAAGTAGAAGATTAACAATTCTGTCAGACAGATCATCAGGTAAGAACTTCAGAAAACCTAAGAAATACAAAGCCACCACCCCGTAAACAAAGATTTTCAAGCACAAGTCAAAGGTCTTTTGATACTCATTCACCGACCACACCTTCTTGTTGCTTCACAAAATGTCATCAACTCATTTACGCCAACAAAGACTAGAAACAAAACAAAGAATATTCCACCTATTGCCAAACCAATCTCTAGTTGTTCTTGCTCTTTTTGTTTAGCTTCTTTCTCTGCTTTCTTTAATGCGCTTATCTCTTTAGCATCTGCCAAGTCCATCTCTGCTTGACGGGCTTTAATCTTGTTCCAAACGTCAATCTTGCCTGTCTGCATGAAGAGCATCTTTAACTCTTCCTCAAACGCTCTAGCTTGTTCTAAAGCCATCTCAATCTGCAAAGCCGTACCCATGTTTGAGCCTTTGCCAGACTGCTTGGCCTGAAGCATTGCCTTTGTAGCTACAGACTTAGCGTCAAATAATTTCCCAATCATGGGCGCAAGTGAGCCTAGGTCATTGGCAACATTGGCCGCCTTCTTGACCATCGAAATAGCTGACTGTATGCCAGCTAAAGCGGTCATGGGGTCTATAGGTATCATTTCTTTCTCTCCCACTTAATGCAAACAACCTTTCGGTTGTAAACATCACCAGTCCAAGTCCACTTAATACATCGGTACTCTATGGTTGCCGCCAAGAGAAAGGCGATCACGGAAATGCCCAAACAATAATATAACTACAATAAATGACAAAACAAACAAGAAAGAATGCCGCAACAAATGCTTCGGCAAAGTCTCTCATTACTCTGCCATAGTAAGTTGTGAATCCCCAACTTCTTTAGCAGCAGCAGGTACTGTAAACGACTGAATAAATGCCGATCTAGTTGGAGCATCCATTAACTTCATCATTGAAGAAACAAACTCATTTGTTCTACCTTTGGGTATGCCAACAGTCATAAACTGAGCCAAAGCACCTGGGTTCATCATTAGCTCAGCCATCTGTTTGTTGTAAGCGTCTGCATTACCTCTTTGCAAGTATTCAACAGCCGCCTTCATTACTGTATATGTTCTGTTTAACAGTTGTGGGGCTTCTTTTAGAATTTCAGGGCCACCAATATCAAGCGCACTAACTTTTCTAGCAAGTTCTTTTGCTTTTGAATCACGTTTTAGGTCTGCCAATACGTTGTTTACAGAAGCAACTTCTTTAGGGGTCAAAACATCTGACAACTTATCAAACCTTGGAATACCAGTGGATTTTTTAATTGTTCCCGCAGCATTCTCAACGGCAGTAGCAAATTCACCAGCAGATTCTTTACCCAAAGGTGTATTTAAACTCTTAGACAAGTAGTCTCCAACTTCCATGCGATTGAGTTTTTTACTGTAATCTGCATAAGAAGTAAGATATTTGCCCCATAAACCATCAGATGATTTGTTTAAAGAAGCATCAATAAATTGCTTTGCACTACCTATGGCTTTCGCAGCTTGTTGAGGGATTCCACCAGAAGCATATTGCTCACCAAGATTAAGCATTTTTGCGACATCTTGATTAGATATTTTTCTAATATTTTCGTATACATCACGGCTATTTAACAAACCATTTTCATCAGCCTTAGAAACAACTTTATCTCTAATACCTTGCAAAACAGCTTTACTTTGGTCAGATACAGTCCCACGAATGGCTTTGTCTAGTTGGTCTGTTAAATCAGATGCACGTAATGGAAAGAATCCATTTTGTTCTAAACTGTTAAGTTGGAATTGCTTTAATTGGGCTTCACCACGCAATGTTCCTGCAAGTTCTTTATATGCTTTTGCACGACCTGCAGCTTCTGACGCAATGTCACCCGCAGACAGCCAACCAGGTTGTCCTTTTGTTGCCACAGCCTGTTGGAGTGTTGCCGCTAAACCAGTCATACCAGATGTTTGTTCGGCAGCAGCCAAACTATTAAACTTATCTGAAATCTCTTTTTCCAACTTAGTAAAAATAGGCCCCGCAAGATTGGTTTGCTCTAATGCAGCCTCACGCATCGGAGTTGTTACTTCTTCTCTTTTTGCAATTACAGCAGCTCTTTGAGCCTCTGTGCCAGCAATAGATTGAATCTCTCTTGCCCTAGCCGCTTGTTGTTCTACCAAACGCTCTTGAAACTGACCTGCTACTTTTGCTTTACTAGCAAGTTTACTTTGTGCAGCCGCAAGTTCAACTGCTGAAGGAATATCAGAAATTGCTTGTGCCGCAGTTGGTCGAGAACCACTTACTAATTCTTTAGCATCACGCAATGCTTCAATTACTTTTGTTCGATCAGGCCCAGCAAGTTCATTCAATTGCTTTTGCATGAACTCCTGACGACCAGTAGGCGTGAGTCCTTTTAGTGTATTTAAAAGACCTCCAACAGCCTTTACGCCACCTTCAACAACAGGGCCAAGAACAAAACCCGTAGCCATTTGCTCTAATTTACGTTCAGCAAACTGTTCCACAGGAGCATTTACTGGTTGCAAAGCACTTAAAGCCGCACCAGTGCTTCCAGATCGGGCTATGTTAGCCATTAAACCTGCACCTTGAAGTGGTGCTTGTGTAACACCAACTAAACGATTTACAGGGCTTATAACATTACCAAGCGTCTGGTATGGGTCAAAACCACTACTTCCAACTCTTGCACGACCTTCAGTGGTTGCTTGCTCAACATCACTAACAAGTTGGGTTGCGCCTCGCTTAATATCTTGACCAAACAAACCCGTACTTGCTAACAACTGATTAACAGCCAACGCAGGGTCTACTACCGCTCCTTTAATTGTTCTGGCAATAGGGCTACCAGCACCAAACATAAGTTCCATGCTTGATACGGGTGTTGTTTTTATACCAAGTTGCGAATAAAAAGTGTCTTTTGGTATGTCTGAATAAAATTTTGAATGAAAAGCATCAGCCAACTGAGTATCAGTCATGTCTGAATACTGAGGATATTCTTTACGAATTTCAGCAATCGTAGCCATAAAAACTCCTTAACGAATACCCAGTGGGTCAGACTTATTTTTTGCGGGTTGAGCAGCTTCACCTTTAAGGTAACGCCTTGATAAATTATCTAAGATCGCTAAGTTTGCTTCTTTTGTCATGCCTTCGCTACCTAAAGAATCCAAATATGTTTTCAATTCAACATTGGAGTTAAGTTGTTGGGCACTCATGCCTGTAGCTTCTTTTACAGCATTTAGCAATTGCAATCGGATGCTTTTTAGTTCATCACGTTTAGCTTGTTCTTTTGTACCAAATACACGACCACCCATTTGACCAACAGTTCCTGTTTGCAAAGATGTAACTAAGTTTGCAAGAGGGCCTTTTGATGTGCTTGTTATTCCACCCATTTTGGCTAAATCTTTGACCAAGGTTTCTGCTGTAGAAATTGTATCTCCTAAAGCCAGTTGACCTTCTTCAACCTTTTCAGCTTTTTCTTGAGCTTTAAGAACTGCCGCACTAGGGCCTTTAAGAGACGCAGTTAATTCTGCTATATCTCTCTTAGCTTGCGCTTGCAATTGAGCAATCTGTAAAGCGGTAGCACCTTGCACACGAGCCGCTTCAATTTTGGCATCAGCCGCAGTTTTAGCCGCTTCAATCTTGGCCTGATTAGCAGCCTCGGATGCCGCAGTTTTAGCTTGTGTAGCTTCTGTTCTGCTTGCAGATGCAGTCAAAGCAGCAATAACTCTATCTGGAGAACCATACTTAGTTAATACAGCAAGAACATCATCTTGTGTAGCACCTTGAGGTAACTTAGACAGTTCATCACGCAACTTTGTTTCTTGGTCAATAGACAGTTGAGTCTTAGCCGCAGTAGCTAAAGATGATTGTTCTGCCGCACGTCTTTGTTGTGTTTGAGCCATCTCACTCTGTGCTTGACGAGCATATTGCGCCAAAGCCATAGCACCTTGTTGGTCACCCATTTGAGCAAGAGTTTTAGCCCCATTTAACAAAGAAGTAGGATCAGATTGATCTAGTTGACCAATGATCTGTTGACGAGCAGTAATCAACTTTAATTGTGGGTCTTCTACACCTAAAGCACCCGCAATAGCACCACCAAGCCCTTTAGCACCCGCATAGGTCATTGCCGCACCCGCTTCACCAGGAGTCAGCTTGGCAAGGTCAATACCCTCACGCAAAGCACTTCTACGTTGTTGCTCACCATACATTTCAGGAGTCAGCCCAAACAAACCCGCTACGATATTTTCTGCCATGATGATTCCTTACAAGAATTGAGACATGAGGTCTTGGTTGCCATAATAAGTACCAGTACCAAATGTTGTTGCTGGCGCACTCATAGCCGTAACGGGCGGTACACCACTAAACAAACCACCCACATATTGCCCCAATGCAGGGTTAGCCGCCAAACCACTTATTGCAGAGGCGTATGGGTTTCTAGTGGCATCTGCACCAGTAGCTAGAGCAACGCTTTGACCCGCACCCGTTAAGCCTAAACGACCTACGTTGTAACCTGCTGTAGACGTTTCTTTACCAAGACCAACGCCCAATTGGAAGGGTTGTTGTGCAGCAGTCTCAAGACCTTGAACTTGTCCCAAAGCAGTCGTATAAGGTGCATAAGCCGCTTGTTGACCACCATAGTATTGACCCATAGCTTGTGAGCCTTGACCCAATAGACCCGCACCAAACAACACATTTTGTTGACCATACTGTTGAGCATTAGCCGCCAATTGAGCCTCTTGTTGAGCACGAGCGTTAAACAATGCTTGTAACTCAGGAGTTGTAGCACCCAAAGCACCACCTTGGGCAACAGAAAGACCACCACGACCTTGTTGTTGTAGTCTGTTTTGCAGATTAGCAAGTTCAGTCTCTCTGCCTGGTTGCAACAAAGCCATTTGAGAAGCTAAATAGTTCTTAGCAACATCTTCAGGCTTTTCAGCAAGATAACCTTGACCAAGTTTAAACAAACTCTGAGCGCCTGTTTGGAGTGGTTCAAAGGCTTTCTGAGCGCCTTCAGCTTGTTGAATACCAGACTCAGCTAGTTTGACAAACCTATCTTGAGCCGCTTTAGCTTCAGGACTTAGTGTGTATCCCGCACTTGTCAATTGACCTGTTGTAGGATCAAAACCAAACTGAGAAGCACCAAACCTAGTAGTCATTCCAATAGGTCTGAACTGAGCCGCTTGTTTGGCAGCAGCAGTCTCTCTGTCAATCATTGCTTGCGCTTTTTGAGCCGCTTCACGGGATGTTTGTTGTTGGAGCAGGCCCGCACCAGTTTGTGCAGTAGATTGGAATAAAGCCGCAATTTGAGCCGCAGTTAAACCTGATTTTAACAAGTCAGCAGCAGGAGGAATAACAGGAGGAATAACTGTCGGAGGCACTACAGGTGGAACTACAGGAGGAACTACAGGAGGCACTACAGGAGGTACTACAGGAGGAACAACGGGTGGTACTACAGGTGGAACAATGGGTGGTACAACAGTAGGAGTTAGCAAGCCAGGTATAGTTGCAGGTGGTGTCCCTGCTAAAGCACCGCCTCCTATAGCTAAATCTTGAGCAGTTAATGCCGCAATTTGAGCCGCTGTCAAACCAGTTGCGCCAACAGTAGCATTAGCTAAAGCCGCATCAAATGCGGGTACTCCTGACAAAACACCCTCGCCTAAAAATGCCCCATTACCAATAGGCAAACCAAAAGCAGGGTTAAATGCCCCGCCAGCCGCTGTAAAAGCCGTATCAAAGGCTGGAATACCTGAAGCGACGCCCTCACCTAAGAAAGCACCATTTCCTATTGCAGGAGCACCAGCCGCACCCGCATTCAATAAAGTTGGCAATCCAAAGAGTACAGCCGCACCTAATGCAAACTCTTTTAGACCACTTTTAACTTCTTGTTGAGTGCCAGTTTTCTCTACTTCACCAGTAGGTGTGTATTGGGTATACGCTCCACCTGCCCTGTTATCAGTAGCTTTGTAGGTAATAACATTCTCAAGTCCACCAATTTGCTGATCCATGCCAGAACCAGTAGTTTGATATACAGGTTGAACAATAGTGTCGCCAAGGGTAATAGTCTGTCCTTGAGGAACAGTAGCCGCAGCACGAGCCGCAACTGCACCCTCATCTAACCCAACAGCTTGAGCCATTTGAGCAGGAGAGACTCCGTAAGTCTCCATAGCCGTGACGATATCGGCATCACTCATGCCTGGATTAGTAAGCAAGAAATCTATAATTTGCTGATTCGTTACGGCCATGATATTTTCCTTTTATTCGGAGGCAGCTTGCAATGGTGCAAGGTCTTCGTTTGTCCAGTATGGTTTTGCAAGCATTATGACCAAATGTTCTTTGTTGCGTGATAGGCAATCAGTCCAATCAGCATCAGTCATGTTCTCTGGCTTGCCACCATTGATTAGGTTGACGCTATCCATTGCAGCAGAGTAGTGCTTGGCAATTTGTTCTGGGGTTTGGTTATCCATGATTAGTTTCCTTGAAGTTGAGATTTGAGGCTATCTACCTCGGCTTTGAGTTCCTTGATAGCATTTATCATGTACCAAGTTAGGTTATCTGCATCTACAGTCATTACACCAGTAGATTCAGTTTTTACGCACTCAGGCAAGATTTGTTTAAGTTCTTGAGCAATAACACCAAGTTGAACACCTGTCTTTTTAATAGCTTGGTCTTTTGGAAGTTCTGTAATTTCATCTTCTGTACGATATTCAAAGTTACGAACTTGAATTTGTGTGAGTTTGTCTAAACCAGTATTGTTATCAACAATGTTTTTCTTTAAGCGTTGGTCAGAAGTTACAGACCATAAAGTTGAGTTATTGCCTTGGTAAACACCACCAGAATTAGGGTTAATAAAACCAGTACTACCACCTTTTCCTGTTGCATTAGTACCAATAACTATCTCATTAGAAACTGTAACGCCAGAAACAGTTGACCCTTGACCAATATAAATATTATTACTTCCTGTTGTTAGTGTGCTACCAGAGTTAGAACCTAGCCCAGTATTGCTAAGTCCAGTCGTGACTGCATTTAAACTACTTGTTCCCAAAGCGGTATTCTGATAGCCAGTTGTGTTTGCTTGTAACGAACCATCACCAATAGCGGTTATTTGAAACCCTGTTGTGTTGTTTAACAAAGCAGCAGCACCAAAAGCACTAGCATTGCCGTTTGTAGTTGTGCTTTTACCTGCTTGATAACCAACAAACGTGTAGCCATTAGCAGTTGTTAAAGAATATCCAGCTTGATAACCCACGGCAGTATTTTGTTGACCTGTGGTGTTGCTTTCAAGGGCTTGATTTCCAACGGCAACATTAGAACCACCAGTTGTATTATAAAATAAAGCAGTTCGACCAATAGCAACATTGCTTGAACCTGTGGTGTTGGAATACAAAGCCTGTCGCCCAACTACTGTCAATCCTTCTCCAGTTGTGTTGCTATAAGCCGCTTGATGACCTACGGCAGTTGAAAAAGATGCTGTGGTGTTTGCTTGAAGTGCCTCACGACCTACAGCCGTGTTAGAGCCGCCAGTGGTGTTAAAAACAAGTGCGTTTGAACCTAGACCAGCATTGTTAGAGCCTGTGGTGTTAAAATAAAGTGCTTGATAACCAGCGCCTAGGTTGTTAGACCCAGAAGTGTTTGAAAATAAAGCAGTAGTGCCTAGTGCGTTATTGGAGGCTACAGCACTTGCACCACGACCTACTGTTAGACCATAGATCAAACCATCAGATGCGGCTGAGTCTTTAATCAACTTTCCAGTTGTGCTGTTAAACAGAGCAATGCCATTAGCAGTTGCAGAAGCAGGGCCAACAACATCGCCAGAACCACCACCACCAGAAGCCGCAATCGTAATCGCACCCGCAGCATTCGTAATCGTGACGTTTGTTCCCGCAGTCAATGTTGCTTTAGTAAGCGTATTGCCTGTGCTATTACCAATTAACAATTGACCATCTGTGTAGGATGTTTGACCAGTACCGCCATTAGCTACTGCCAAAGTACCCGCTAAAGTGATTGTTCCAGTTGTAGTGACAGGGCCACCAGAAGTAGTCAATCCTGTTGTGCCACCAGATACATCAACACTTGTTACAGTTCCAGAACCACCTGCTGTAGATGCAATGGTCTGGTTAGGCCATGTGCCAGTAACAGTTACGTTTGTTCCAGCAACAATGCTAGGAGTCGCTGTTCCTGTACCACCATTGGCGACAGGTAGAGTTCCCGTTACACCAGTAGACAAAGGCAAACCAGTTAAGTTGGTTGCAGTACCGCTAGATGGAGTACCAAGCACACCACCATTAACCAAAGGTGCGCCAGAAGAGCCTACGTTGACCGCTAGAGCCGTTGCTACGCCTGTTCCTAAACCTGATACACCAGTTGAGATTGGAAGCCCTGTAGCGTTCGTTAAAGTTGCGCTAGTAGGAGTTCCAAGAATAGGAGTCACCAATGTTGGTGAAGTAGCAAATACTGCTGATCCTGATCCTGTTTCATCTGTCAAAGCACCTGCAAGATTGGAGGAGCTAAATGAACCCAAAGATGTTGCATTGCCAACAGAAGTGACTGCACCTGTTAAGTTAGCGTTAGTTGTTACGTTACCTGCTGTCAAACCAGAAGCAGTACCTGTGATATTTGTGCCAACCAAAGCAGATGGAGTGCCTAGAGCAGGAGTAACTAAAGTTGGGCTATTGGCAAACACCAAAGCACCTGATCCTGTTTCGTCAGTAACGGCAGAAATTAGGTTTGCAGACGATGGAGTAGCCAAGAAAGTAGCTACACCAGTACCCAAACCACTTACGCCAGTTGAGATCGGCAGACCCGTAAGGTTAGTTGCCACGCCAGAAGCAGGTGTTCCCAATGCGGGAGTCACCAAAGTAGGACTGTTTGACAGAACTACAGAGCCTGTACCTGTAGAGCTAGTTACACCAGTACCACCATTTGCAACAGGCAAAGTGCCAGTAATGTCAGAAGTTGAAAGGCTTACTGCATCCCATGTAGCATTAGTGCCATCAGTCTGAAGATACTTGTTTGCGTTACCTGTTTGAGTAGGCAAAAGGTTGTTCAGGGCAGCAGTAGCCGTAGAAGCACCAGTACCGCCATCAGCAACCGCTAAGTCAGTAATACCAGTAATCGTACCGCCAGTGATTGCGGCAGAGGCATTGTCTGTTTTAGTCGCAACAGCAGTCTGAATATTGTTAAATTCAGTATCAATCTCAGTACCTTTGACAATCTTTAAAGGATTGCCAGGTGATAAGTTATCTTTGGTAGCGAAATTAGTTGATTTTGTGTAATTAGACATGGTTTACCTCTTACCCTATTTTGCCATCTTTGGCTTGAATTTCAATCTTTTGCAGAGAAAATGAAACATTATTGATCGTTGTTTCATAACCAGTTTGGACAATTTTTCCAAAACCTGAAGCATTAGCAGTCAAGGTCTTAATTGGAACACCACTTGTGTATTCAGCAATGTTGTATTCAGCAATGCCATATTCATAGCTTATTTGTGTAGGAATATAAACATTCTCTGATTGATAAGCACCAGAATAATCAAATCCCCACTTGATTGTTAAGAACTGATTAGACCCACCAATTACAACGGCAGTAACATTCTTTAGGATAGAAATCTGATTAGGGTTTCCTAAGTCAGCATTATTTGTATAGTACAAAAAACGATATGTGGATGCGTCATCAAGATACGTTCCATACTTACCGATATAGCCATTCTTACCAATATACAAGTCGCCATTACGCAAAGAACGTAAAGCAGTTGGTGCAATAGAGTCCCACTTAGTAACCCTAGATGCCCCATCTTGCAAAGATTGCTTGGTATCGAAGCAGTAAACTTGAAAAGTAGCGGGTAAAACAAGCAGATAAAAGGCTTCTTTTTCTGAGTAAACAGACTTCAAGTTAGCCAATGTTTCACCTGCCAAAGATGAATTTAGGTCAAAACGCACGTTCTTAGACAAGTCTCTTAGAGGAGCAGACTTCTCTTGAATTGTCCTCATTAGTGAACGAACACCTGAGTCTGACAAGAAAATCACATCAGAGCCAACACTTTGAATCGTATCTCTAGCAATACATCCAATAGAACCAATTGTGTCGCTCAGAACCAATGATGCGGGTGTAGAAGCACCAGAGTAAACAAGAATCTGTCGTTTACCAAAGATAAACAAGAAATCATTGTGTGCTGCCAAACCCATCACTTCATCCGCACCATTAGGCCATACCCGTGAAACATCTAATGAGCCTGAAGTGCCACCGCCCCATACATGACCTGCAATCAGATCAGAGAAGGTAACTGTTACTTTGTCAGTAGATGTATTAGCCACCCACAAGCGACCAAAAGCTGAAATAGCAATGTTGGCTTGTGGAGCAGTAGCTACATAACCTGACTTCTCAGAGACTCTGCGGTAAGTAGTTGTACTTACTGCGGGGTCATAAATTAGAGGATCGTGACCAGTTTGAAAGAAGTATGCAATCCCATTAAGAGTTGCAGTTTGCCAGTTAGATGCAGTAATGGTAGGAGCAGTACCGCCACCACCATAGGTCAACTCAGTCACCGCATTAGCAGTACCAAGTTTGAATATCTTGTTGTTGCCAGCAAATAGAACTGTAAGAGTTCCGTCAGTCTGGACTAACTCATGGATAACACCAACATCGTTAGCACCGAGGTTTCCAGAGGAAGAGTTAACCCTTGACCAACCTTTTCTAGCACCAATACGACCATACTGATCCAAGATGCAGTTAGTCGCAACCAAAGCAAAGCCAGCCCCTAAATCAAGGGGAGAATCTTCAGTATTCAGACCATAAAAGCCTGGTGCTGAGAGACTATAACTTTGGAGTTGTGCTGCCATTAGACCGCCACAAAGTTGTCTTCAGGATAACGAGTTGACTCCAATGCAATAGCGTCAGAGAGCATTCCTCTAAACAAAGCATAAGCCTCATTAGAGTTTGTTCCACCATCTTCACCACGCTCAATCAAAGCACGAGCATAGGCACTTTGAGTCACCAAGTAATCAAGAACTTTTACAGATGTTCCATCAGCAGACAGATTAGCCTGTGGGACAGTTACATCAAACTTTAATGTATATACGCCATCAGGAACTGGAAACAAGTCAACCTTTGTGTCGCCACTGCCATCTACACCACTAAAGCAAAACTCTGAAGGAATAGACTGTGAAGGCGTACCAAAGTTGAGCTTGCGGTTCATGTCCGCAACAGTGGTGTTATCTAGGGTAATAACACTTGTAGTGTTAATAGCGTCATTGATGCGGAACTTTTGACCCGCACCTGTTAAAGCGTAAGAACTTGTGGCAGCAGTAGTAGTAACTGTAATTGTCTGAGACAGCACATTCCAGTTGTAAGAGTCTTCAATCTGACGTTTTGCATCATTGACAAACTTGCCAATCAAAGAAGAATAGGCTGTTTCGCCAACAGTAGATACTGTGCTTTCACGCAAGCGAATCAACACATCGTTAACAAGTTCTAAGTAGGTCATGTTCGTTGTGCTCCCTGAACCTCAAATGTTGCAATAAAGCTAAATGTGCTACCCGATTGGGTTGTGATTTGGAGTTTGTCGCCCTCTTCAAACACAATATAGGCATTGCCATCAAACTGTAGATATTCTTTTGTACTAAAGTCTAAAGCCGTAAGAATATCCAAGGTAGATGCACTACTTGCGTCATACCACTGAACAGTTATGTGCTTAGTCGAGCCACCAGTATTGTGAATGTACATCACAGTAAACTTGGCGTAGTAACCCGTAGGAACTGTATAAACAGTTGTCAGCGTATTAGCTGTGGGGTTAAGTCCGACTGATACTGGCCTCATTTACTATTCCTCTTAGAGATCGCTTTAGCTTTAGCTTTAGCGTCTTCCTTGGACGTTGCGCCCCAAGCTCTAAGAGAAAGTAAAAGTCGGGTAGGCTTTCCATCTTTCATCTCAGCGCCAGGCATATTGCCCATACGTGCTAAAAAGGAGGCCCTTG